GGCGATGCGGGCGGCCCAGCCCTCCGAGCCATCGGGAACAGCCAGCATGACAGCCATACCCGCATCGCCTGCGCCCAAGCAGCTTCCCACCGACATGGGCGCATTGAAAAGAGGTAAGGCGGCATGAGCCATGGCATCTGTTTCCCCCACCACGGCCGAGGACCGGCGGCGGCTCTGGCATCCGCGTGGAACGCTCTGTGCTGTCTGCCGGCGACCCACCCGTGGCTTTGGCTGGTTCGACCCGGTGCGATCGAAGCAACCGCGCCCCTCGGTCTGGTTCTGCTCGATGGCCTGCCAAGGCTTCTGGACGCGTTTGGCGCGGGAGCGTTGGGCCATGGTTGATCTCACCGAACAGGAGAAGGCGGCGATCCGCGCCGCCATGAAGTCGGTCGCCGAGATCATGGAGGAGATCGGCTGGCAGACGCGCTTCTCCGACCTCACGGAGGCGCAGGTGCTCACGCTCATCGAGGTCGCCGTCGGCGGCTTCCAGGACGCCATGCACGCCATGGCAGCCGACGCCGACGCGGAGGTGCCGTTCTGATGAAAACGTGCAGCAAATGCAGTGAAGAGAAGCCGGCGGTAGAGTTTGGCGTGCGGCGCCGGAGCCCCGATGGTCTACAGGCTTGGTGCCGGGATTGCCGCCGGGAATATCAGCGTGCCTACGCGCAGAACTTCCGAGATCCCGAAAGGCATCGGGAGGCGCAGCGCCGGTATCGGCTGCGCCACGCTGAAAAGAACAAGGCGCACGGCATCGTCAGGAGCGCAGTCAAGGCGTGCCGGATCATCGTGCCGGTCTGGTGTCAGCGCTGCGGCTGCGTGACCGAACTCGAAGCCCATCATCACGACTATTCCGAGCCGCTCGCGGTCGAATGGCTCTGCTCGACCTGCCACGGGCTCGCCCACCGCAGCTACGAGGGAGGTCAGCATGCTGGACTATAACCGCCGACCCCACAACGCCTGGATCGAGATCGACGACAGTTTGCTGGAGAAGGCGGTTTCCTTCGCCGGTTGGGCAGCACGCGAAGGGGCGGCCTTCTATGTAGTGCCGGGAACGGTCGCCGAGACCGGCAAGGCCAAGGCCGCCGATGTCCAGCAGATGCAGACGGTCCTGGTCGACCTCGACGCCGGAGACATTGCGGCCAAGCTTGACCACCTCGTACGTCATCTCGGCGAGCCGACACTGCTCGTCGAAAGCGGCGGCCGGACGCCGGATGGTCTCGACAAGCTTCATGTCTGGTGGCGCTTGAGCGAACCGGCCGAGGGCGAGGACATCGCGCTTCTCTGTCGGCTGCGCGGCGACATCGCGGTCAAGGTCGGCGGCGACACGCATTTCCGATCGGCCCACCAGCCGATCCGCCTGGCCGGTTCGGTCTATCACAAGGGCGGCTTCAAGCGGCTGGTCAACATCCGCCGCCACAGCCCCCGGATCGAGGTCCATCTACGCGACTTCGCCGAACTCGTCGCCGACATGCCACCGCTTGCCGGTGTTGGTTCCGAGCCAGCCCCCTCGACCAACAAACCGTCGATCACCGATGTCCTGACGACGCCGGTCCGCGAAGGCGGATCAGACGATTGGACCCGCTTCCAGGGGGCGAGCGCCGCCATCGGCCACTACGTCCGCATGGCGCATGAGGGCCGCATGAGCCGCGACGACGCTTGGGAGGCGATCTGCCAGTACAACGCCGCCCAGCTCCGTCCCAGCTGGCCGCTCGAACGCCTCGCCTCGGAAGCCCAGCGCCTCTGGCGTCTGCACGAAGAGCGCCACGGACCGGCCCTCGAACGGATCGCCGTTCCGCCGATGTCCGCGCTGCCGGTTTTCACGCTCGGCGCACTGCTCGACGACGTGAGCCCGATGCCCGAGGACATCATCGCGCCGCGATTGCTGACGCCGGGCGGGATGCTGGTGCTCGGCGGCGCCCCCAAGGTCGGCAAGAGCGACTTCCTGATCAGTCTGCTCGTCCACATGGCGGCGGGCGTGCCCTTCCTCGGCTTTGCGCCAAGCCGGCCGCTGCGGATCTTCTATCTGCAGGCGGAGATCCAGTACCATTACCTCCGGGAGCGCCTTCAGGCCATCCGGATCGAGCCGGCGCTCCTGGCCGCGGCGCGCGATAATCTCGTCGCCACGCCAAAGGTCCGCATGTTGCTCGACGCCGGCGGCGTGGGCCTGACCATCGCCGCGGTTCGCGCCCACTACGGGCATGGCGCGCCCGACATCCTCTGCATCGACCCGATCCGCAATCTCTTCGATGGCGGTCCGGACGGCGGCGGGGAGAACGACAACACCGCGATGCTCTTCTTCCTGCAGGAGCGGGTCGAGGCCCTGCGGGACGCCGTAGCCCCGGATGCCGGCCTGATCCTCTGCCATCACACCCGCAAGATCACGAAGAAACAGCTCGTCGAGGACCCGTTCATGGCGCTCTCGGGCGCGGGCAGCCTCCGCAGCTTCTACACCTCCGGCGTGATCATGCACCGGCCCGACGAGGACCGGCCGGAGCGGATGCTGCATTTCGAGCTCCGCAACGGCCCCGGCATCGAGCCGATGATCGTCGACAAGGCGGACGGACGCTGGGTCGCGATCGACCGTTCGGAGACAAGGCTCGTGCGTCGCGAGTTCGGCGAGAAGCTCGACGCCGAGCGCGCGCGCAAACACGACGTGATCCTTCAACTGCTCTGTGATGAGGCCGAGGCCGGCCGTCTCTATACCGCGCTGCAATTCGCCGAGAGCTTCGAGAATCAGGCCGGGCTCGGCGGCAAGGACACGATCCGCGAGCGGATCAGCGTGCTGGCCACGAAGGGTTTCATCAAGTTCGTTCGCGATGGCGCGCCATTCGGTCTGCCAACCTCGCGTTCGAAGTTCGGCTACCCGCCGCGATCAGCCGGATGGAGGAAACGCTCAGCTGGACGGTGGGGCTCGATCCGATCGACGGCAAGATTGTCTGGCTGCGCGCCTACGGCGAGCGCTGGAAAACCATCTGCTGGACCGTGGGATTGCAGCGCTCGGCGGCGCACGAGCACTGGCTCTATGCGCTCTGCGTGATCGCATGGCGGCTGAACCAGCGCAAAGTCCCCCGGCTCCGGTCGCGCCGCTACGTGATTGAAATGGTCAAGGGGGCTTGCGAGGACCCGGCCAGTCACCCCAATTAACTTCTTGTCCGTACGTTGTCCGTATGATATGAAGGTCGGGACAGGAGATCCGCCATGCCAGCAGCCGAAGCCAAGTCCGAACGCATCGAGGTGCGCACCACGCCGACCATGAAGGCGCTGCTGCAGCGAGCTGCCACATTTTCGCACAAGAACGTGACGGAGTTCCTGCTCGAGGCGGGCATTCATGCCGCCGAGGAAGCGCTCGTCGATCGGCGCATGTTCCGGCTGGATGACGCCCAGTGGCAAGCATTCCAGGATGTTCTCGACCGCCCCGTCCAGAGCAAGCCGCGCCTCGCCAGACTGCTCGCCGAGAAGAGCGTGCTTGAGTGACGGCGGAGAACCAATCGTTCTCTGCCGTCCAAAAGCTCGATGCCTCCCACGACGTCGACGGGTTTGATTGCGGCAAGGAACCTCTCGATCGATTCCTGCAACGCCACGCTCTGGTCAACCAGAAAGCGGGCAGCGCTCAGACCTATGTCGTGTGCCGCGGGGAACAGCGTGTCGCGGGCTATTACAGCCTCGCGGTCGGTGCTGTCGAACATGCCGAGGCACCCGGTCGAGTCAGCAAGGGGCTTGCCCGTCATCCGATCCCGGTGATGCTCCTCGCTCGTCTTGCCATCGGCCGGGCCGAGCAGGGAAAGGGGCTGGGCAAGGCGTTGCTCAAGGATGCACTGCTGCGCACGGCTCAAGCTGCCGACATTGCAGGTATCCGAGCGCTGCTCGTGCATGCCAAGGACGATGAAGCGCGCGCCTGGTACGAGCAGTTCGACTTCGAACCGAGCCCGACCGATCCCTATCACCTCTTCCTGCTGATGAAAGATCTGCGGGCGCTTCTCGGCGAGTGATCGCAAGCTCGCGAAGCGAAGCGGAAAGTGTCCGCCGGACACTTTTCGAAGAGACGAAAACCCCAGTTCTCGGGAAGATTCTGGCTATCCTCGGGAGAAGCGCGCGTCGCGATCACGAGCGCACGGATACTGTCGCTGGAACTGATCCAAGTAAAGGATCCGCGTTGATCCTTTCGTTATGGATCGATGCCCGTTCACGTCAACATCGCCTGAGCATACGAGTTCGCGGGTCCTTCCTGGCGGAAATCGTATGCTGGCGGGCGAAGCGCGAGACTTCGCCAGCGTCAGGGCCGGATTTTTGGGAAGCCAGCTAGAATCCGGATCCACCCGCCTCCCGAAACCCTTCCCGAACCCGCCGCGTGACATGCATGACCTGGCTTTACCTTCCTCCGGACGCGCTTCCGGAGCCGGAGACGCATGCCTCTTCGGCCTTTCCCTCTGCTCCGGCGCAGGCGGGCTCGATCTCGGGCTTGTCCTCGCCATCCCCGGATATCGTGCTGTGGGCCATGTCGAACGGGAGACCTACGCCGCAGCCACGCTCGTGGCGCGGATGGAAGACACGTCCCTGGATCAGGCTGTTGTCTGGGACGACGTTGGAACCTTCGATGGCCGCCCATGGCGCGGCGCGGTGGACATCGTCACTGCGGGCTATCCGTGCCAGCCGTTCTCGGTCGCGGGCAAGCGCCGGGGCGCGGACGACCCGCGCCACCTCTGGCCGCATGTCGCTCGCATCATCGCCGAGGTCGAGCCGCCCTTCGTCTTCCTCGAGAATGTCGCCCATCATCTCCGCCTCGGCTTCCCCGAAGTCGCCAGCGGACTGGTCGGCATGGGCTACCGCCTTGCGGCAGGCCTCTTCACGGCGGCGGAGGTCGGCGCCACCCACAAGCGGGAGCGGCTGTTCATCCTCGCCATCCGCGAGGGAGACGACCTGGCCGACCCCGCGCGCCTGCTCTGGCACCCGGTCGAGTGGCGGGAACCGGACGGAACTGCTGCGGCTCTGGCCGACACCGAGGGCCAGCGCCAACGAGAACCGGCAGACGAAGCCGACGCCGTCGCAGGCAGCGGGACAGCACGGCATGAACCTCGCAACGACGGCCGCGATGTGGCCGACGCCGATGGCCAACGACGGATGCAAACCGAGCGCGGGCAACCGCAAGACGGCCGATCTGACGCATTCAGCGGGAATGTGGATGACCCCGACGGCCCGCGATCACAAGGACGGAGCGACGACGCTGGCGAACACGCCGGTGAACGGCCTGCTTGGCCGCCAGGTCCTGGTGACGCCGATGGCTGGGCGCGATACCTCCGATGCGCGCCTGACCTTGACCGCCCTGCTGGATAGAAGCTGGCCGCATGAACGCGGTGCGCATCTGCGCATCGCGCGGCTCGCCATCGACACCGGCTATGAGGCCCCGGCGGTCTATTCCTGGTCGCGGGCGCAGGGGTTTGGGCAGGTATCGCCGGTCAAGGGTGTCGAGGGGTTCAACCGCTCGAGCCCGGTCTCGGGGCCGACTTTCGTGGACGCGACCGAGGGCGGCAAGCGGCTGCGGCGCGGGGCGAGGCTCTGGACCGTGGCGGTGTCGACCTTCAAGGCCGAGACCTACCGCTTCCTGCGGCTGGCGCGCCCGACCGAGGAGGGTGAGGCCGGACCGTCGCGCCAGTGGCGCGGCGTAAGCCGGCCGAACGCCGACGGGGCGGCGTTCCCGCCCGGTTCGGTGCACCTGCCGCATTGGGTCGAGAACGAATGGCTGAAGCAGTTCGTCGCCGAACAGCTGGTGACGGTGCGCACCAAGCGCGGCTTTGCCCGGCTGGAATGGCAGAAGCTGCGCGAGCGCAACGAGGCGCTGGATTGCCGGGTCTACGCCCGCGCCGCCGCCTGGATCGCGGGCGCGGACCGCTGGTCTGAGGAGAAATGGCGCGACCTCGAGGATCAGCTCGGGGCCGCACCCACCGACACCGATCCCGCCGGGCAGATCAACCGGCCGGGGCAGGCCCCGCAGGGCAAGCGCCGCTCCGACTGGCTCGGGCGGCGGGAGGGATGGTTCTGAGCATGACCGACTGGACGGAAACCGAGCTCTCGGCGCTGCGCCGGGCCTATGCCAGCGGCACGACCCGGGTCAGCTATGACGGCAAGTCGGTGGATTACGGCTCGGCCGAGGATCTGCTCGCGCGCATTCGCACCATCGAGCGCGCCATCGCGGGCAGCACACGGCCGCTGCCGGTGGCCGGGCTCGCGGGCTTCTCGCGCGGGGACCGCTGATGTCTGCGACCTGGTTCGATCATGCCATCGCCACGGTGGCCCCGCGCATGGCGGCTCGTCGTGTCATGGCGCGTCAGGCGTTCGAGACCCTGACGCGGGGCTATGACGGGGCCGCGCGCGGGCGGCGGACCGAGGGCTGGCGCGCGCCGGGATCCTCCGCCGACACCGAGATCGGCGTGGCCGGGGCGCTCTTGCGCGACCGGATGCGCGATCTGGTGCGCAACAACCCGCATGCGGCCAAGGCCGTGGCGGTGCTCGTCAACAACATCATCGGCGCGGGGATCATGCCGCGCGCCGCGAGCGGTGACGACAAGCTCGACCGGAAGGTCGACGCGCTGTTCACCCGCTGGACGGCGGACTGCGATGCCGATGGTCAGCTCGACTTCTACGGGCTCCAGACGCTGATCTGCCGCGAGATGGTCGAGGCGGGCGAAGTTCTGGTCCGCCGCCGGTTGCGGCGCGCCAGCGACGGTCTGCCCGTGCCGCTGCAATTGCAGGTGCTGGAGGCTGACTTCCTCGACGCCACCAAATCCGGCGTCGTCGGTGCGGGCCGACTGGTGCAGGGGATCGAGTTCGACCCGGTCGGCAAACGCAGGGCCTACTGGCTCCATGCCGAGCACCCCGGCGACGCCTATGGGGCCCTGCAGAACGGTCTGCAGAGCCGCCCGGTCCCGGCGACCGAGATCGCCCATGTCTACGAGAAGCAGCGCACGCAGGCGCGCGGCGTTCCCTGGGGCGCGCCGGTGATCCGCAGCTTGCGCGATCTCGACGATTACGAGGTCGCGGAACTGGTCCGCAAGAAGACCGAGGCCTGTGTCACGGCCATCGTCTTCGGCGACGACGAGGCCCAGCAGGGCATCGCGCCCGCCGTGGTCGATGCCGACGGCAATCGGGTCGAGCAGTTCGAGCCGGGGCTGATCGCCTATGCCCGCGGCGGCAAGGATATCCGTTTCAACCAGCCCGCGGCCACCGGCGGCTACGCCGAATACAAGCGGGCCAGCCTGCACACGATCTCGGCCGGGTTCCGGGTGCCCTACGAGTTGCTGACCGGGGACCTGTCCCAGGTGAACTATTCCTCGATCCGGGCGGGGCTCGTGGAGTTCCGCCGCCAGATCGACGCCGTGCAGTGGCAGTTGTTCATCCCGATGTTATGCGCGCCTGTCTGGCGTTGGTTCACCGAAGCCGCATGGGCGGCGGGCCAGATCCCGTCGCCGATCGTGCCGGTCGAATGGTCGCCGCCGAAGTTCGAGGCGGTCGATCCGCAGAAGGATGCGATGGCGAACCTGCTGTCGATCCGCTCCGGCACCATGACGCTGGCCGAGGTGATCGCGAAACAGGGCCGCAACCCGGATGCGGTGCTGGCCGAGATTGCCGCCACCAACGCCAAGCTCGATGCGCTGGGGCTGGTGCTCGACAGCGACCCGCGCCGCATCACCAAGACCGGCAGCGCGCAGACGAAAGACCCAGCCGAGCCCGACGCCGACCAACAGGACTGACCCCATGAACACGATGATCGAACTGCCGGCCATGCGCCGGTCGGCGGAGCTTGCGCCGAACAGCGTCGACCCGGATGCCCGCACCGTCGAGGTGATCTGGTCGGCCGGAGCCCGCGTACGCCGCGCCAGCTTCTTCGGCGAGCCCTATGATGAGGAGCTGAGCCTCGATCCCGCTCATGTCCGGCTCGACCGGCTGAACGCGGGCGCGCCCTTCCTGAAGGTGCACGAGGTCGACACGCTCGACGCGGTCATCGGTTCGGTCGTGCCGGGTTCGGCGCGGATCGAGAACGGACGCGGCATCGCGGTGGTGCGGATCAGCGAGCGCGCGGACGTCGAGCCGATCTGGCGCGACATCCAGGCCGGCCACATCCGGGCGGTCTCCATCGGCTACCAGGTCCACCGCTTCGACATCTCCAAGCCCGATGGCGGGCGCGAGCTCTGGCGGGCGGTCGACTGGACGCCGTTCGAGGTCTCGGCCGTGCCGGTCGGCGCCGATCCCGCCGCGGGCTTCCGCGCCAAGGGCGAACAACACGATTGCGTCCTCCATCGCCGGGACGCCCTCACAGAGGAAGGAGCATCCCCGATGACCGACAAGACCCCGGCCGCTCCGGCCGACGACACAACCGATACGGCAGCGACCGAGGAGATCACCATGCCCGACGACAAGACCGGCGCGGCCGAAGCGCAGACGCGCGCGGCTGAGACGCGCAGCCAGCCAAAGGCCCCGAAGGTTGAGGCCTCAGATACCGAAGCCATCGCGACCCGTGCCCGTGAAGCCGAGCGCGACCGCGTCTCCACCATCTACGATCTGGCAGGCCGCCTGAACCTCGAGCGCGGCTTCGCCGAGGACCTGGTCAAGCGCGGCGTCAGCGTGGACGAGTCCCGCCGCCTGATCCTCGACCAGGTGGCGGCGAAGTCGGACGAGACCCGGACCTTCCCGCATGTCTCCGTGCCCCTCGGCGGCCGGGACGAGCGCATCACCCGCCGCGACGCCGTCGCGAACGCGCTGCTGCACCGTTACAGCCCGACGCTGTTCCCGCTCGAGGACGCCGCGCGCCAGTACCGCGGCATGACACTGCTGGAGCTCGCCCGCGAGAGCCTCGGCAATGCCGGGGTGAACACGCGCGGCCTCTCGCGCGACGAGGTGGCGACCCGCGCGCTGCACTCGACCTCGGACTTCCCCGAGATCCTGTCGGCCGTCACCAACAAGACCCTGCGGCAGGCCTATGACGCCTATCCCCGGACTTTCGCGCTCTTCTGCCGCCAGGTGCTCGCCACCGACTTCAAGTCGATGCACCGGGTCCAGTTGGGCGAGGCGCCGCAACTCCTCGAAGTGGGCGAAAGCGGCGAGTTCAAGCGCGGCACGCTCGGCGAGAGCAAGGAGAGCTACAAGGTCAAGACCTATGGCCGGGTGGTCGCCATCACCCGCCAGACGCTGATCAACGACGATCTCGACGCCTTCACCCGCATCCCGGCGATGTACGGCAACTCCATCGCGCAACTGGAGTCGGACGTCGTCTGGGGGATCATCACCGCCAACCCGGCGATGGCCGACGGCAACGCGCTGTTCCACACCACGCACAAGAACCTCGCAGGCACCGGTGCGGCGCTGGACGTGGCCAGTGTCGGGGCGGCCCGGGCGGCGATGGCGCTGCAGACCGGCCTCGACAGGAAGACGGTGCTGAACATCCGGCCCGCCTTCCTGATCGTGCCCGCGGCGCTGGAACTGAAGGCCGAGCAGCTGGTCGCCCAGAACCTCGTCCCCGCCGACAGCGCCAAGGTGGTGCCGCAGTCGATCCGCACGCTGTCGCCGATCAGCGAGCCGCGCCTCGACGCCGCCAGCGCCACCGCCTGGTATCTGGCGGCGAGCCCGAACCAGATCGACACGATCGAATACGCCTATCTCGAGGGGCAGCAGGGCGCCTACATCGAGACCCGCAACGGCTTCGACGTCGACGGGGTCGAGATCAAGTGCCGCCTCGACTTCGGCGCCAAGGCCATCGACTGGCGCGGCCTCTACAAGAACCCGGGCGCTTAACCCGCACCCCAACATGCTGAACCCCGACACACGGGCGGTCCTGACGGGCCGCCCTTCGTCTTTCCAAAAGGATCCTCCCCATGAAAAACTACGTCCAGCCCGGCAACACCATCACCCTCACCGCGCCCTATGCCGTCGCCTCCGGCGATGGCCTGCTCGTCGCTTCCATCTTCGGCATCGCCGCTGGCGCGGCCGCCCTCGGCGAGCCCGTCGAGACCGCGCTCGTCGGCGTGTTCGACATCACCAAGGTCGGCTCCCAGGCATGGACCGTCGGCGCCAAGGTCTATTGGGACGACACGAACAAGCGCTGCACGACGGTCGCGACCGACAACACCCTCATCGGCGTGGCCGTCGAGGCGGTGGCGAGCGGCGCGGGCGACACCATCGGCCGGGTCCGCCTGAACGCGACGTTCTGATGAGCGCCTTCGCCGCCGCCGTCGGCGCGCTCTTCGCCGATCCCAACATCGGCCAGGACGCGGTCTACATCGCTGACGGCGGTGCGCCCGTCCTTGTGCGCGTCGTCGCCCGGCGCGCCGATGCGATCACCGACTTCGGCGATGCCCGGCTCTGGTCCGAGACCACCCGGATCGACCTGCGCGTGGCCGAGGTGGCGAACCCGCGCCCCGGCGACCGCATCGAGATCGAGGGCGACGCCTTCCTGATCCAGGGCGAACCCGTCCGCGACCGCGAGCGGCTGGTCTGGACTGTCGACCTGAGGCCCGCGTGAAACTGAAGCTCGACATCGATCCCGACATTGTCGCGATGATGGCGGCCGAGGTTGCGGCGGGCGAGAGGGCCGTGTCGGCCGCGATCCGTGAGGCCGGGACCGGGCTGAAGGCAGCCTGGCGGCTGCAGATCACCGGCGCGGGCCTCGGGGCCCGGCTGGCCCGCACCATCCGGTCGGAGCAGTTCCCCAAGGCCAAGCCCAGCCTCAACGCGGCAGTGCTGGTCTGGTCGAACGCCCCGGTCATCGTGGGCGCGCACGACACCGGCCCGCTGATCCGCTCGAAGAATGGCTTCTGGCTCGCGATCCCGCTGCCCGCCGCGGGCAAATCCCTACGCGGCGGCCGGATCACGCCCGGTGAATGGGAGCGGCGACGCGGCCTCCGCCTGCGCTTCGTATATCGCCGGACGGGCCCGAGCCTGCTGGTCGCCGAGGGGCGGCTGAACACGAAAGGCCAGGCGGTGGTGTCGCGCTCGAAGACCGGGCGCGGAAAGGTCACCGCGCCGATCTTCCTGCTGGTCCCGCAAGTCAAGCTGCCGAAGCGGCTGGACCTGGCGCGGGATGCGGTGCGGGCGCATGAAGCCGTGCCGGGGCTGATCGTGGCGAACTGGGTGGATGTGCGCATTTGAGAGGGTCAATCATCCAGTCGATCAGCCGCAGCAATCCCTGCCTGCCTGGATCGGCGGACAGGCGACATTGCCCCATGAGCAATAGACACAGCAATCGCCGGGCTTCGGCTTCAAGAGCTTGCCGCAGCCCGTGCACTCGTAGAACCACTGGCAGGCATCCGTCGGCATGGTCTCGGTTTTCGCGTGCCCGCAGTCGGGGCAGGTGATGGTGCTGACAAGAATGGGTGATTGATCGGACATTGAATCGCTTTCGGCCAGGAGCTCCGCAAGATTGGTTGCAGCATATCCCGCTTATCTGTCGGGCAGAAGCCGCGGCACCGCCTTGAGGTAGACCAGCACGCCCAGCAGTTCGACGAGCGACTGGAAGACGATGACCACGATGGCCAGACGCCATTCCGGCGACAAGGCCAGCGCCAGCGGCAGCACGACAAAGGAATTGCGCGTGCCGAGGCTGAACACCAGCGCGCGCCCGGATCGCGGCGGCAGGCGAAACGCGCGTGCAAGACCCAGCCCCGCGAACAGGGCCAGCACGAGAAAACCGACGAACACGCCCGCCACCTGCGGCAGGACAGGCAGGGACGCGGTCACGGTCCGCACCTGTGATGCGGAAATCAGGAAAACGACCAGCGCCAGCAGTGGCACGGGGAACCAGGCGAGATGCTCGATCACCGTGTCTCGGCCGGACCCTGCCTCGGCCCATCGTTCAAGCAACCATGCCGCCACCAGCGGCGCCACGATCAGCGTCAGGAAAACGGTCACGATGGGACCGACCGCGAAGATCTCCAGAAAGGCCGATCCCATGAAGAGCCAGAGATAGATGGGCAACAGCGCCATCTGCACGATCAGGTTCACGGGCGTGGCGGCGATCGCCCGGCCGGTGTCGCCGCCCGCCAGATGCGTGAAGGTGATGTACCAGTCCGTGCAGGGGACGAGCAGGACCAGAAGAACGCCCAGCCGGACTGCAGGATCGCTTGGCAGGAACACAAGCAGCCCCGCCACGATCAGCGGGATGACCGCGAAGTTGCCCGCGAGCATCGCCCCCATGAAGCGCCGGTCGCGGAATGCCTCCGGCAGATGGATCAGCGGCACCTGCGTGAAGGTCACGAAGATCAGGATGCCCAGCAGCGGCCAGACCGCTGCCTCGAGCTGTGCGGCGGCCCCCGGCAGCAACAGACCGAGGCCCAACCCCGCCAGGATGGCGGCGAGATAGATCCAGACCTGGTGACGCTCCAGCGCAATGCGGCTCATGTCCATCCTGTTCAATTATTGCAGTCGAGGTATAACCTCGTCCTCAAGGAAGGCTATCGCCCTCCAAAACAAAGAAGACTCCGAAGAATGAACGATGCCGACCCGAATGCGCAAGAAACGGGCGTTCCAATGCCGCCCACCGGATGGTTCAACCGCACGGTCGCCGGTGCGGGAATCACCTCGGCGCTCGGGGATTTCGCCTATGAGACGACGACCGTCATCCTGCCGGGTTTCCTCGCCGTGCTTGGCATCCCGGCTGCGGTGCTGGGGATCATCGAGGGCATTGCCGACGCGGTCGCGAGCTTCACCAAGATGTTCGCGGGCCATATCGCCGACCGGTTCGGGCACCGCAAGGCGCTCGTTTTGGTTGGCTACGGCCTGACCCCGGTCGGGCAGGCGCTGATCGCCCTCGCGGTCGGCTGGCCGCTCCTGCTGCTTGGACGCACGGTGTCGTGGTTCGGCAAGGGTCTGCGCGGGCCCTTGCGCGATGCGATCATCGTGCAGGCGATCCGTCCCGAGACCCGCGGGCGCGCCTTCGGGTTTCATCGGGCGATGGATACGGTGGGGGCGATCTTCGGTCCGTTCCTCGGCATCGCGGCGCTTGGCTGGGCGCAGGGGTTCGATTGGCCGGATCCGGCCGATGCATTTCGCCTCGTCTTCTGGTTGACGCTGATCCCCGGCGGCCTGGCGGTACTGGCGTTTCTGACACTGGTCCGTGACCCCGAGCATTCGCCCAACCCCGAGTTGCGGCTGATCTCGACGCTCAGGGGGCTGCCCGCGCGGTTCAAGCGTTACCTCGGCGCGGTCGGGGTGTTCGGGCTGGGGGATTTTTCGCACAGCTTGCTGATCCTGGCTGCGACGGTGCTGCTCACGGCGCAAATGGGCGTTGTCCAGGCGGCGCAGGTGGCGGGGCTTCTCTATGTCTGGCGAAACGTGGTGCAGGTGGTGGCGTCCTATCCGGTGGGCGTGCTGGCCGACCGACTGGGGCCGGGCCGCGTGCTGGTCGCGGGCTATGCACTCGGCGTGCTGACCGCTGCTCTGATGGCGACGGCCTTCGCGTTCACGACGGAAAGCCTTTGGTTCCTCGGCCTGATCTTCGCCATTGCCGGTCTCTATGTCGCTGTGCAGGAGGCGCTGGAGGCGACGGTCACAGCCGGCATGGTGCCTGAGGACCGGCTGTCGACGGGCTACGGGGCGCTGGGCACGGTGAACGGTGCGGCGAAGCTGATCTCCAGTTCCGCGGTCGGGATCCTGTGGACGCTGGCCTCGCCGCTGGTCGCCTTTGCGGTGGCGGCGGCGCTGATGGCGGCGGGAACGCTGGCCTTGCTGAGGGTCAGGTAACCCGCGCGTCGTTCAACGTCTGTGATTTGCAGGCAGTTTAATGCCCACCCCCCGCGAAACCATCCTCGCCGCGCTGCACGCGCGGCTTTCGGCGCTGCCCGCCACCGTCTTGCGGGGCGAGGTGCTGCCCGAGCGTGTGCCGGCCGCAGGTCTCCTGATCCTGCGCGACGGTGAGCCCGGCGAGCCCGAGGTCACGCTGTCGCCGCTGCGTTACCACTACCAGCACAGAGCGGAGATCGAGGCCGTCGTGCAGGGTGCGGCCCGTGACACCGCCTTCGACACGCTCTGCGCCAGTGTCGGCTCGGCGATTGCTGCCGACCGCACGCTGGGCAGCCTTTGCGATTGGGTCGAGGCGGAAGCGCCGCGTCCGGTCGATCTGGCCGTTGACGGCGCCGCCAGCCTGAAGGCGGCGGTGATCCCGGTCATCCTGCACTATTCCACGGCCGATCCACTGGCCTGACCCCACCGACGATAGGAGAACACGATGGCACGAGCCCATGGGGCGCGGGCGCAGATGGCGCTTGCGTTCGAGACCGTCTATGGTACCGCGCCGGCCTCGGGCTACCGGACGGTGCCCTTCGCCAGCACCACGCTCGGTTCCGAACAGCCGCTGCTCGCCTCGGAACTGCTGGGCCAGGGACGCGATCCGCTGGCCCCGATCAAGGACGCGATCACGGCCGATGGCGATGTCGTCGTGCCGATCGACGTCGAGAACTTCGGCCTCTGGCTGAAGGCCGCCTTCGGTCAGCCCACGACCACCGGCACCACGCCCAAGACCCACACCTTCCAGTCCGGCAACTGGACGCTGCCGAGCATGGCCATCGAGACGGCCATGCCCGAGGTTCCGCGCTACGCGATGTACACCGGCTGCGTCTGCGATCAGTTGTCGTGGCAGATGGCGCGGTCGGGGCTGCTGACCGCGACGGCCCGACTGGTGGCGCAGGGCGAGAACGTCGCTGCCACCACGGCCGCCGGTACGCCCACCGCCCTAGCGCTGCAGCGGTTCGGGCATTTCAACGGTGCGATCACCCGCAATGGCACACCGCTCGGCAACGTGATTTCCGCCGAGGTGACCTGGTCCAACGGCCTCGACCGGATCGAGACCATCCGCTCGGACGGGCGCATCGAGGGGGCAGACCCCGGCATGGCCGCGCTGACGGGCCGGGTGGAGGTCCGTTTCGCCGACACCACGCTGATCACGCAGGCCATCGACGGCACGCCCTGCGAGCTGGTCTTCGCCTGGAGCCTCGGGGCCGAGGCCAGTTTCACCTTCACCGCGCACGCCGTCTATCTGCCGCGCCCGCGCATCGAGATCCCGGGCCCGCAGGGCATCCAGGCCACCTTCGACTGGCAGGCGGCCAAGGCCACCAGCCCCGCCCGCATGTGCACCGCCGTCCTCGTCAACACTGTCGCAACCTATTGAGAAGGCCCGCCATGCTGACCCTCGACCTCACCAACGCTCCGCAATGGTGCGACCTCATCCCCGGCGTGCGTGTTCGGCTCCGCCCGCTGACCACCGCACTGATGGTCTCGGCACGCAGCGATCCCGCGATTGCCGAGTTGCCCGAGGGGGCCGCGACCGAGGAAGCCGCGCTCGCCATGGCCAAGGCGCTGGCGCGGCGTGCGATCCTCGAATGGGAGGGGATCGGCGACGCCGATGGCACTCCCATCGATCCGAGCCCCGAGGCCATCGACGCGCTCCTCGACCTCTGGCCCGCCTTCGAGGCGTTCCAGACTTCTTACGTCGCCAAGGCCCTCCTGCTGGACGCGGAAAAAAACGCCTCAGCGCCCTTGCCGACTGGTCCTTCGGTGGGGGCGAAGGCTACTGCGCGGCCTGCGGCACGACCTGTCCCGACTGCCCCGCCCGGCTGAACCGGCCGCTGACGCTCGAAGGCGCGCAGGTCTGGGACCTGGCGCAGCGCCTTGGCGGGCAGATGCGCGTCATCCCCGGCGCGGTCATCGGTTGGGACATGGGCGTGGCACTGGCGCTGGGGAACACCCTCGGCATCTCCGCACCCGCCATG